TTCTACTAATCCAAAATCTATTAAGACTACAGAAGTAGTTGAGTTCTCAGCAGAAGATGAATTAACAAAGTTAAAAGCTGAAAATGAAAAACTTGAAACTGAATTAGCAGAAGCACCTGCTTCAGCACCTTTAGATACTAATAAATTTAGTTCAGAAAGAAAAGTATTATCAAAAAGAGATTACGGAAGAATGTCTAGTAAAGACAAATTCTTATACGACTTAAATAAATAAAAATTAATAATTAAAAACAAAAAAAAATGGCGTTTACAGTAAATTCCGCATTTGCGGGGAAGGCAGCTGGTTTCTACATCAGTGCAGCTTTAGCTCAAACAAATTCACTAGAGTACATAACTATGATTGAAAATATCAAGTTTAAATCTAACATCCAACAAATGTCTTTAAATGCTGATGCAGCAGGTGGAGGTATTGTTACAGCAGCAGGTTGTGATTTCGTAAATTCAGGTGACCTTGACTTAACGGAAAAAATCTTAGAACCTGCAAATCTACAAGTAAATTTACAACTTTGTAAGTCTGTACTTTTGGATTCGTGGGAAGCTTTACAGATGAGAGCAGGAGCAGGAGCACCACCACCTGCATCTTTTGATGACTATGTTATATCTTATTTAGGAGAAGTTATTTCAAATAATGTTGAATCTAATATTTGGGCAGGAACTCAAAATGCAGCAGGAGAGTTTATCGGATTCACAGGAGCAGGAGCAGCAGGATGGTTAAGAGCAGGAAATGCAGACCCAGCAGTACAAGTAGCATTAACAGGTGGAGCAGGTGTTGCACCAACAAATGGAACTATTATTGCTGATATGGAAGCAGGATTAGATGCTATGCCAACAGGAATTATTGGTAAAGAAGATGTATTTGTATATATTAATCAAAGAAATTACCAATTATACATCCAAGCTGTATCTACTTTAGGATATGTTAATGCTTACAATATGAATGGAGATTACGAGCCAAGAATTAATGGTTACAAAATCGCTGTTTGTAATGGTTTACAAAATGCAGCTATCGTTGTAGCTCGTAAGAGTTCACTATTTTTCGGAACTGACCTTTTAAGTGACACTACAAGAATCCAGACCTTGGATATGGCTAATCTTGACGGAAGTGATAATATGAGAGTTGTTGCTCGTTATAGTGCAGGAACACAAACAGGAGTAGGAGCTGATTGCGTACTTGTATCTTAATAAATAAATAATACGGAAGTGAGGGGGTAAAACCCTTCACTCCCTTAACCTAAAAAAAACAATAAAATGGCTTGTACAGCACTTATACACGGTAGGGGACTTGATTGCTCAAGAATTTCGGGCGGAATTAAAAATATTTATTTTGCAGTTTACGATCAAATAGCTTCATTTACTTATGATGCAACATTTGCTGCTGAAATTGATACAATAGATTTTGACGGTAATACAATTTACAAATATGTTATGCCACTTGGAGTTTCTAGTCTTACAGATACTATCGTAGGATCGAGAGAAAACGGGACTGTTTATTTCACTCCAACAGTAAATATCATATTAAATAAACTTACAAAAATAGACCAAAACGAAATTAAGCTTTTAGCAGAGACTAAAACAATAATTTTTGCAGAACTTAATCAAACACTAGCCAACGGACATAATGTAATAGTTGCTTGTGGTGTTGAAAATGGTATGCAACTTAATGCAGGGACTATGGACTCAGGAGCAGCGTGGGGTGACCGTAATGGTTACACTTTGACTTTTGACGGAATGGAAACTAAACCTTTCAGTATGTTAGAAGATTATACTACTATTCCTTTTGACAATACAGGGTTCACTAATGAAGGTGCAACTTTCCCTGTAGTTTCTTAATTAAATTTCTTATCTGTTTTCTTATAATCTTAAAAGGGTAGCTTAATTGTTACCCTTTTTCTTTATTCCAAATAAAAACTGACTTTTTCTATTATATACTATGCTACACGCTGAATACAATAACAACACTTATACTTTTTACGTTACGTTAAAAGACGCTGCTTATGTAGATTTAGCAAACTATCCTTATAGTTACTTATTTAAGTTTACTAATGATATGTCAGGAGCTGTAAAGTATGGATATGGACAGAATGGTATAATAAAAGATAGATACTGTGAATTCAATATTTATTCAACCGCAGGCGGAACGAAAACTGAAAGTGTATTTGGGGGTATTGTTAATTTTAATCCGAATGGCTATTGGAAGTATGAAATATTTTTAACAGATGGCGGATTCAGTCCTTGTGGTAATCCTAATCCAACTGAAGCAGGAACTTGGGATTGCACTAATGTAGCAGGTACTTCTATTGATAGTGGTAATATGAATGTTGATGTATATGAAATAAAAGCTTTAACTGCTGACACTTATCTTATACAAGATTATACAACTTGTGATCCACCACCAGGTACAGGGAATTATTCAATAGCACAAGTAATATCATCAAGAGTTTGTGACACTACTGAAATTAACCCACCTAGATTTTTACTATTTACAAGAGTAGTTAGAAATGTAAATACTAACACATACTTTATAAATTCAATAGCAGCAGTTGGTTCTGAAATTAGAGTATATAATGCAAATATTACATATACGCATATCATAACAACTCAGCCTGAATCGGTACAAATGAATATATTGCCAACTTATACTTTAGCACAACCGCAAATTTATACTGTTGAGCTTTGGAAGGGTGGGTCTTTAATAGATACTTATAATGATTTCCATCCTTTATCAAGTTCTGTTCCTCCTGAATCACAGTCTATTTTAGCGTCAAATAATTATTACTCAAATCCCACAAGTTTATGTGATAATCAAGTAACAGAGGGGAGCATATTCTTTGGTTGGAGAGCGCAAGACAATTCTTCAGGAGATTATTTTCAACAAGACTTTCCTTTAGAGATTGGAAAATTATTAGTAAGCGAACAAGTAGGAGAAGAACAAGTACAATACACACAAAACGAAAATCCAAGCGGAACGAATTATATATATAACGATTAAATAAAAAAAAATGGCAATAGAAAACGTACAACAACTCTTATCAGAACAATTAGGAAAACATAGATGTGATGTTATCACAACAACAGCTATGACAGGAAAAAACTATTATGCAATTCAATTTGTAACTGAAAGTGTGATAGCTTCAATAGCAGCGGCAAACATTCAAACAGGTGCAGGTAGTTCAGCAGCAAGTCTACATACGACTGTAGCAGCAGGGACTACTTTGTTTCTTAACGTAACGGCGATAACTTTAACAAGTGGTTTAGCTGTTTGTTACTATGAACAACCACTATAATGTTAGCTTTAAAACAAGCTCTTAGTCTAGTATCAACGAAAAAGACAGGAACAGTTACATCTTGGAGTCCTTCTGATGAGGGTTCTAATTTAATTGCTTGGTATAAAAATAAAGTTGGAATATCTTTAAATGGTTCTGAGGTTTTAGGTTGGCTAGATTCTTCTGATAGTGGTTTACATACAATGGAACAAGGTGATCCTGATGAAAGACCTGTATATAATGCAGCTACAGGATCTTTAACTTTTGATTCTTCTGTTTCGTCCCATTTACAAACTGCTATTCAAATGAGTTTTAGCGGTGAATTTACAGTAGCTTTTAAAATGAACGCTACAGGAACTAACAATACTATTATAGGAGATAACACTTCTTCAAATGAGTATTTCAAAATTACATCTGCAACAAATTTAAGAGTTAAGACAGACGCACAGTTGGGAAATTTAACAGTAGTTGATAATACTTTGACTGACGTTTATGTAGTAGTTACAAGGGACGCGTCTAATTTAGTTAGGTTTACTGTTGATGGGGCTCTTCAGGCAAGTTCAGCAACCGTTACAGGCACTTCAGATATTGACGCGATAGGAATTAGAGCAGTAGACAATAATTCATTTGACGGAGAAATTTTTGAAGTTCAAATTTATGACACTCAAAATGGAACTTTGACTTCTAATATAAACACTTACTTAGCAAATATATAAAAATGGATAAAATTGTAAGCATTGATTTAAGCACCTCAACAGCTCCTTTAGTACAAGAGGTTAGAGGAAAGGATTACATTGAGTACGGCGACGCTAATGGCGAATGGAGAAACCTATACCCACAGTTCTTAATTGACCTTTACTATTCAAGCTCAATAACGGCTGCAATCGTAAACGCGACTAGCGAAATGATCAGCGGTGAGGACGTAGTCATAACAGATGAAGAAGATAGAGATGAAGAAGCAAGAGTTAAACTTCAGAACTTTATGAATAATGCTAACGGAAATGAAACTTTACACGAGGTCTTGAAAAAGGTAGCATTTGACTTCAAGCTTCAAGGTGCGTTTGCTCTTAATATAGTATGGTCAAAAGACAGAACACAGATAGCTGAGATTTATCATATTCCTGTAGAAAAAATTAGATGTGAACGTCCTGACGAGTTTGGAAAGACTAGAGGTTACTATGTTTCAGGAGATTGGTCAAATACAAGAATGAACAAGCCTTATAGAGTTCCTGCCTTTAATGTAAACGACAGAACTTCACCAAATCAAATTTTATATACAGGGCTTTACAGTCCTAATATGAATTCTTATTATACGGCTGACTACATTTCTTGTAATAATTGGAGTCTTATAGATTCTAAAGTTTCTGAGTTTCATTTGAATAATATATCTAATGGATTCACAGGAAGCTTTATGATTAGTTTCGCAAATGGAATTCCAACAGCTGAAGAACGTAGACAGATAGAACAAAGCTTAGAAGCTAAATTTACATCAGAAAAAAATGCAGGAAAATTCGTTTTGACTTTCTCAGATGACAAGACTAGAGTTCCTGAAATAACTTCAATAAGTCCATCAGATTTAGACAAGCAGTATATCGCACTTCAAGAACTACTTACTAGCAACATCCTGAGTGGGCATAGGGTGACTTCTAAGACACTTATGGGCTTGGATAGTGCTAATGGGTTCTCTAGCAACGCAGACGAGCTTTTAAACGCTTCTAATTTCTATCAAAATACTGTAATTTTAGGATTCCAAAATCAAATAATAAAAACACTTCATAAGATATTCCAAGTTAATCAAATGGATATGCCTATTGAGTTCTTACAGCTTAAACCAATTACTATTCAATTTGATTCTGAAACGATTAGAGAAGTTATGACAACAGATGAAATCAGGTCAGATTTGGGATTGCCTGATTTAACAGAGAAACAAGAAGAAGAAGATTTTAAACAAGACTTTGCTAAAGTTGGAATGATAGACGGAAAGCCTGTATTTGACACAATAGAAGAAGCCTTAGCAAGTGCAAAGACTTTAGGGTGTGAAGGCTACCACGAACACGATTATGAAGGCAAGACAGTCTATATGGCTTGCGAAGGGCATACAGAAGCAACAGAACTTTCTAAGTTCATTGAGGAGTTTGGAGAAGATATGTCAGACGATTGGGAATTAGTAGAAGAAGAAGTTGTTGACGGAGAACATCAAGACTTTAACTATGAAGAAGTATTAAACGAACTAGCTAATGAAAAGATTGAACTAGCATCAACAGGTAGAGCTATTCCAAGTCGTAAGTCAGAGCAAGATGGTATCTCTAAAAAGTCTTATGATTACTTTAGAGTTAGATATGTTTATTCTAATGACAATTTCTTAACTAATAAGTCAGGAACAAGAAGAAAGTTTTGTCAGCAAATGATGGGAGCTAAAAAGCTATACAGAAAGGAAGATATTATTAATATGACTACAAAGGCTGTTAATCCTGGATTCGGTATTGGTGGTTCTGATACTTACTCAATTTGGCTATACAAAGGAGGAGCACAATGTTTCCACTTTTGGAGTAGAAGAATTTTTAAGACTACAATAGGAGAATCTAAGACTACTAAGATAGAAGACGCTGATATGATTGGTTATACAAAAGCAAGGTCTGAAGGTTTTACAGCTAAGAAGAACGATAAGCTAGTAGCAACACCACCAAGAAAAATGAAAAATAACGGATATATAAACGCAAGATAATTATGAGCTACGTACTATTTATTTCAGAAGACAAATTAAAGGACTCTACAGCCATTAACTTAAATGTTGATGTAAATATATTACTTCCGTATGTCCGTCAGGCACAGAAGCTATATGTGGAAACTAAGATTGGAACAGATTTAAGCAATAAATTAAAATCATTAATTCAAGCAGGAACAATAGGGGACGTTGCAAATGCAGCTTACAAAACTTTAGTTGATGATTATATTGGCGATATGCTGCCAAATTGGGCGTTTTACCACTGTATTCCATTCCTACGTTACAAGATT